ACAATCAGGCTTTCGGCTATCAGGAACGGTACGCCGAGTATCGTTATCGGCCTTCTATGGTCACCGGTAAGTTCCGGTCTAATGCCACGGGTACTTTGGACGCCTGGCATCTTGCTATGGATTTCGACACTCTTCCGGAGCTCGCGGACATGGTTCCCGAGACTCCTCCTATCGATCGTATTATTGCCACTCCTTCTGAACCGCAGTTCATTTTGGATTCTTGGCATGATCTCACTCATGCACGTCCTCTTCCGACTTACGCCACACCTGGCCTTGTCGATCACTTCTAGTATTTCACTTAGGGCTCATGGATGAGCTCTTTCTTAAACACGAGGTGTGTATGGTTTTTGGTATCGATGATCTTCTCGTCGCCGGCGCGATCGCCGGCGCCGGTTCTATTGGTGGAGCAGCAGTAGGAGCTAGTGCGAATGCAGATGCGACGGATAAGGCAAATCAGGCCAACAAGGAGTTGGCCGCTCAGAATCAGGCTTTTCAGGAACGTATGGCAAATACGGCCCATCAGCGTGAGATGGCGGATCTTAAGGCGGCTGGCCTTAACCCTATTCTTGCAGCTAACGGAGGCGCTTCTTCACCGACTGGTTCAGTCGCTACAATGCAGGCGCCTCAGGTCGGGGGTATTATTGCCGAAGGCATGCGCGGTGCTGGAAGCACGGCTCTCTCAATGGTGCAGGCGCGTTCGCAGCTTGCAAATCTTGATGCTGACACCGGAGCTAAGGTAGCCGAGACGGCTAACAAGGTTCAGCAGGCTAAGCTCATTCAGGAGAACATCAAGGGTCAGCGCCTCACTAACGCGCGTGAATCTATTTTGTCTCAGGACGCTCTCACTCAGTCGGGCCATAAGACTGAGGCTATGCGTCTTTCTAATGCTCGAGAGCAGGCCGTTTTACCGGCCACTCAGGAGCAGTCTCGTATTTCGGCGGAGAATGCGTCTTGGGATAAGCGCATCGAGCAGATCGGTGATTTCATGGACAACGCCACTAGTGCGTTGAACATTCGAAATCTTTTTAAGGCCTCTAAGCGTGGCGATCGCAATCAGAAGATGCGTGAGGAGCGGCATATCTATAAGCAGGGCCGCATGGGCACTTCTCTCGACTAATTTTTTTGGGGGACGACCTGGTCGTCGTCCCCCGGAAAGGCTTTCACCTGTGCCTTGCTATTCGCCTTTGCAGGCGTGGCGTACCTTCTCAGCCGTAAAAGGCAAGAAGCTTTTTTTTGGCCGCGATCATTTGGACGGTTACGAGAGCCATCGGGCGATCGATATTCCTTGCGGCCAGTGTATTGGTTGTCGCCTTGAGCGCTCACGTCAGTGGGCTTGTCGTCTCGTCGCAGAATGCGAGGAGCATGTATTCTCGTCATTTTTGACGTTGACTTACGCGGAAATGCCGTTACATTCTAGCCTCAATCTCGATGATATAACGTTGTTTTTTAAGAGGCTACGGAGGCATCTTGAGCCGCGTAAAGTTCGCTATTTCCAATGTGGAGAGTATGGGGAGCGGCACGGCCGGCCCCATCATCACGTCATTCTTTTCGGTGAAGACTTCGGAGCAGACCGAGTACCTTTTAAACCCAGTCAGTCAGGACTTCCGCAGTACACCAGCGGGACCCTGGACGATCTCTGGGGTCACGGTGACTGCACGATCGGCGATGTTACATTCGAGTCTGCGGCGTATGTCGCTCGATACGCTCTCAAGAAGATTACTGGAGATGCGCGAGAAGCTCATTACGCTGGGCGGAAGCCCGAATTCGTTACCATGTCCCGTCGGCCTGGCATTGGCGCGTCCTGGTTTGAGCGTTTCAAGTCCGACGTCTATCCAGGTGACGTCTTCGTTCCTGGCCATGGCCGACCTGCCTCACTTCCACCCAAAGCTTTTGACCGGCTTCTTGAGCGAAGCGATCCTGAACTCTTTGGCAGAGTTAAGCGCGCTCGAGAGCGCGCGGATCTTAAAGTCCGTAGGCAAGCCGGACTAGCAGGCGGTATCGATTTTTTAACTCCAAGTCCGGTTGATCCGGACTCCACTTCCCCGCGGCTGATGACCCGCGGTGAGGTCAAGCAACGCGTCATCGCTGATAAACTGAAACGAGGTATCGAGTGAAGGTGAAGGTTTTTGCACTCCATGATTCGGCTGTTAAGACGTTTTTTCCACCGAATGGTGAGCGGTTTACCGCTAATGCCATTCGTTCTTTCGAGCAGGCGTGCCGTCAGGAAGGCTCGCAGCTCGCTCTGTACCCTTCTAATTTCCAGCTCTACGAGCTGGGTGAGATGGATGATGAGACCGGGATTCTCGAGGCTCATTCTCCTGTTCGTCTCGTAGCTTCTGCCACGGAGTTTGCTCGTAAGTCCGTCACTCCTCAGCTCAAGGAGGCTTCTAATGCGTGAGCACCGTCGTGTTGTACATCCGAAGGGGAGCCCGTTCGCGTCTCCTAAGGCCAAGGTGCAGGAGCATCTTGCGGCTTCTTGCGACATCAATGAGATTGTCGCAAAGGCTCGTCGCGGTATTGCCCCGACTAACGTACGGGAGGGCGTACCTTCCTACCTCGATGTATCTGATAGTCCAGAGAGTCTTCAGGACGCTTATTCTCGCGTCGAGAAGGCAGAGGCTGCGTTCTCGGCATTACCCGCTAAAGCTCGAGCGGAGCTCGATAACGATCCTCGTCGTCTCCTCGCGGTCCAGGGTGACTTTTTTGAGCGGCATGGGTTGACCAACCCCAAGCCCCCGGAGCCGTCTCCTGAGCCCGCCAAGGGCGCGCCTAGCCCGAAGGGCGGGCAGACCCAGCCTGGCAAGGCTCCTAAGCCCGATGAGGGCGATGATGAGTAACGTAGTGGATCTACTTCAATGCGTAGCTTTGATTTTGGTTTCGATTGTTCTGCAGAGACTTAATAGATCTATTTATGAGCTGCAGCGTCAAACTAGACATGTCAGGCATTGAGGGTGTGGGAACAGTTACCTCTCTTGTTGTAACTGTTCCCACTGACACCGTTGCACGGTGTCATTTGAGGGCAGAGTGAAACCTGCCCGATTTTTTCTTTGTCATCCTTGAGGAGATCGGTACGATTTCCTCAAGGAGGACTGTTTTATGGCCTTTAGAAAGAAGCTTTCGCAAGGGCGTGCTAAGCGGGTTTTCCGCAAGGGCGCCCGTACTAAGGCTGTCAATGTTCGACGCAAGCCATCTCGAGGCGGAATTCGCCTGTAGGTGGATATGCGAAGTTTAACTTGCATTACCCTCCGGACATGAGTCCGGGGGGTTTTTTTTGACCTGGAAGGATCAATATGCCCCGTAACTCAGTTTCTCGTGGTGGTTACCAGACTCAGGCCCATTTTGCTCAGATCGAGCGTCCTCCGCTCGAGCGTTCTGTTTTTAGGCGTTCCAGTGGTCACAAGACCACTTTCGACGCCGGTCTTCTCATTCCCGTTTTTTGGGATGAGGTCTTGCCGGGAGACACGATGCGTCTCTCGGCTAATTATCTTTGTCGTTTAGCTACACCTATTTATCCATACATGGATAATGTGTATTTAGACGTTCAGTTTTTTTTCGTACCCAATCGCCTGGTCTGGAACAACTGGGAGCGGTTTAACGGCGCCCAGGATGATCCAGGCGATGATACGGATTTTCTTACTCCCCAGATCGACGACGGTACGTGGGCGTCTGGGTTTCCCGAGCTCTCTCTCTTCGACTATCTCGGTTTGCCAACGAAGTTGGCTAGCGTTCCTCAGGCAGAGATGCCGAACGCTTTTATTCCCCGTTCCATAAATCTTATTTGGAATGAGTGGTATCGCGACCAGAATCTTCAGGTTTCTGTACCCGTCGATAAGACGGATGGTCCGGATACCACGGCTTACACGATTCTTCCTCGTGGTCGTCGGAAGGATTACTTCACTTCCGCTCTTCCGTGGCCTCAGAAGGGCCCGGATGTTCGTTTGCCTCTTGGGACCGAGGCGGTCATCAAGAGCACTCATCCGAACAACTATCCGATGCTTTTCAATCAGTCAGGAGCCATGAACGGCGAGCGCATGGCACTCATGTACGCTACGACCGGTTCTTCGGGCTCCGCTCAGCGTAATATGATGGTCCAGCCGGATTCGGATTCTTCTTGGTCCGGTTCTTCCGGTACTGTGTGGACCTGGCCGGGTACGGGTCAGGCGCACTATAACTACGCCGATCTCACTAACGCGACAGCGTCGACTATCAATGAGATCAGAGAGGCGTTTCAGCTTCAGAAGCTGTTTGAGCGGGACGCCCGTGGCGGCACGCGCTATGTAGAGATTCTTCTCTCTCACTTCGGGGTTGTGTCCCCGGATTTTCGTCTTCAGCGTCCGGAGTTTTTGGGCGGTGGAACGTTCAATATGAACGTGAATCCAGTCGCCCAGACTTCTAAGTCAGAGACGAATGCCCCTCAAGGCGAGCTTGCCGCCTTTGCATCGGCCAACGGCCGTGCGGGCTTTAATCATTCTTTCGTCGAGCATGGACACGTCATTGGTCTTTTGAGTGTTCGCGCAGAGAACACGTATCAGCAGGGCATGCATCGCGCTTTTTCTCGCCGCACTCGGTACGATTTTTATTGGCCGTCTTTCGCTCATCTCGGCGAGCAGACCGTTCTTAATAAGGAGATTTTTATGCAGGCGAGCGGTAACGCCGCCA